TCGGCTTCGGTCAGTTTGCCCTCGATATACATCTTATCGAGTTTTACGGTCAGTTCATCAAGATTATAGTTTCCGCTTTTGATTAATGTGATAAAAATTTCTTTATACATCTTGTTCCTCCTTATGAAAGTGATGCAATTGCGGATAATAATTTGTTATAAGCAAGTGTCGTATCCGCTCTGTATTCGACTTCTACCGTTCCGCTTTCACTCCATATGTTGTTGTTGCCGAGCAATGACTTGACTTCTGTGGGAGTTAACTGTATTTCGGTTGGTGTGGCAAGTTCATAGACTAACTGAACACCATTCATTGCGGTCTTGAATGCGGATGCATTAGTCCCTTTTGAAGTGTCTTTGAGATATATCCTAATAGCACTCGAGAGACCACTCCTTGCATATACGAATTGGTTGTCACCCATAAATTGCCAAAAATTACCCGCACCAGTAAACATTGTATAATTTGAGCATACACCCTCGCCTCCGAGATTAGTATTGCCCACAGAATCGGCAGGCATTGGTGCTTGGAAAAAACTGTATGCGGAAGCATAACTCCAAGTAAGAGTCCCTAAATCCACATAGCCCTTATCAATCGTCAACTCCCCACTAACAACATCCAATACTCCACCATATACGGTTTGAGGAAGATTGGTGGTGATGGTTTCTTTTGGAATGTAAGGCACATACTCGGTTGGTTCGTCTCCCGCATAAACTACGATGTAAAAGTCTATCGTTTGCGATGATGATGTCGCTGTAGTTCTGCAATTTACAATAATGGATTTGTCGCTTCCGAATTGAGCCGAATTGATAACGCAATTGGCATTGCCACCGAACACCTTAATTCTCGCAAAACTTGAAACCTCGTCATAAACATCACGAGCGTAGCAAAGACGGAATGTATTACCGCTTCCAGTAATCCAAGTAGGTACACCAGTAAGCCTAATACCACCATCAATTTTAGTTGCTTCCATTCCATAGGTTGGGTAGCTTAATAAGGTGTAGTCCGAGAGCAGATTCTTCCCCGCTCTTGTTACCCCTACCGTATTCGTTCCGCTTATCGGTCTCACATTACTCGGACTTGGGTCTCCGCTTCCGCTCTGCTTGGGTACGATGTTGACCTTTAATGATTTCATCGGTAAGTCATCACCCCCGTCCGAGAACGAAGCGATTTCTCCCGAAGCGGACTTGACGATGGCATCTGCTTTGAGCTGGAGCTCTGTATTTATCTCGTCTTTTGTTAGAACTTCATATGTATTCCCTAAATCGGGAAAGATAATTGATTTTAAGTTTTCAACTGCCATATTATTCACCTCTCGTAATCGTTACATTCCCATTTCCATCGTCTGTGAATTGCAGGGTATTGCTGTGAACTAATTGTTCCAGCCCAGCTATCGTCTCCTCAAGCTGGCTTATATACCCTCGCACCTGCGCCACATACTGTTCAAACTGGCTGGGAGTTAATTCTGCCGTTTCGCTACCTGTTACAAGAGCTTCGGCTGTTACCCTTAACGCCAGCACAGGGAATGTCGTGAGCCTTTCGGTAAGTGTTTCTCCGTTCACATTAGAGCCAGCAAGATTTACAAGCACATTGCCCATCTCTGCCAGCACTTCGCTCGGAACTGCCACTTTGCCATTCTCATCCAAGACTGTCGAGATAATTGCATTGTTGGAACTCCATACCGCCCTCACGGAATCGAATGCCTGCCATTCCTCATCAAGCTCAAACTGCGCTTCGATATAGTTCACCGTATTGGATGGCATTAGACATTTTGAATTATTAACCAGCAGTCGCCCTGTGGCTGTGAAATTAAGTGTTAAGCTATTCATAGTCCATCACCAGCTTTCCGCTTGAGCTAAACTTGCACCTCGCTTCCATCGTGCCTGTCGCCATATAGCCATCGGGCTTGATGTAGTATTCAGCGCCCTTGTATTTTACCCATACATCTTTCGCCTGCTTTCCGCCTGTGCCTAAATAGCACCAGCCTTTGGAGTCCTTGACCCATTCTCTCTCTGCCATCTCTCCATTGGATTTAAGGTAATACCAAGCGCCTTTCCAGTAAATCCAAGTCGATTTCACCATCTTGCCATTTGAGCCAAGATAAAACCACTTTCCTTTTGAGTCTTTCGCCCAGCCGTTCTTCACAGGCTCACCGTTTCCATTAAGGTATATCCAGTCATTACCCTCTTTTCGCCAGCCTGTTATTATCGCTGTCCACGCCACCTCGGGAACGAGCCCTCTTATGGATTTGTTGTAGCTGTGCCAGCCATCACGATGTCGCCAGCTTGAATCCTTTGTATATACCCAGTAATCTCCGTCCTCATATTTATAGCCTGTTATCGCCACATAGTGTCCAGTCAAAGTCCAGTCTTTACCGTCATTTCCCTTGCCACTACCGAAGAGGAATATCGCTACTCTGTAGCCTTTTGCAAGCTCGTCCCATACTGGCTTCATTGTAGTCCTTACATTATGCTCTTTTGCATTGCCGAAGAACTCTTTCAGCCCTGCATATATTCCCTTTCTTAATGTGCCGTTATCGTAGACCGCATACTGTTTCATAAAGGGATAGAATGTCATCGGAGTACTGCTCCAATACTTGTTCAGTTCTATTGCAGTATTCGTGATGGCTAATAGCCCACATCCGTCCGACTTAACTGTGCAAGGGAGTGTCGGATAAGCCTTGCTTCCCCACGGCTCTGTCGACTGGTCAAATATTTTCGGATTCATCCTCTGTCTCCTTGTTATAGTTTTTCGTACTGATGCCAAGCACCACTCCGAAGAATGTCACTATGGCTGTTATCGTTCCGACTATCTGTTCACCATAAGGGAAGCCCCATATGCCCGAAAGAGCGAAATATAATGTTCCCAACGCAGGTAATACGATAGTCGTTATCCACTTAAGGATGTCATATGTTCTATTCTGTAGTTTCATTTTCTCTCCTTATTTCCATCTACCCATCACATAGAAATTCGTGTCACAGTTTCTCGTCTCCGACTTTGGCGAGAATATGTAATATGTAACAAGCGATATTCCCCAGCTTTTCAAAGTCGCATAAAAGCCACCGCCATCGTCCCATATCTGCGCCTGCACCGTTCTCGGAGTGCTGTAGAAAAGCCCCGATGGGAAGTTGACCGTCTGTAAAGGCGAATAATAGCCGTTGCCCCACGAACTGTTGCAGGTTACAGATGTCGTAGAAGTGTAGCCCCAGCATTCAGCGATTCCGCTTTTCCACTTTCTAACCGTCCATATTCCCTCGGTATATTCCTCTTCAATTCCACAAGCGTTCAATGCCTGCAGTATCCTTGTAAGAACTTCCTTTACTTTCATATCAAATCCTCCCAGCCTAAAGCTGTCAGCGCATCCACTAATTCCTCGTCCCAAGCATCATCGGGGGATGTGGGAATGGTGACCTTGATTTCCAAGTCTCCGTGTCGTGTAACCGCCAGCGCATTCTCACGGGATGTTTCGTCCTCGCCTACGCCTACCGTGAAAGCATAATCGTTATCCGTACCATCTCCGCCATCATTAAACTTGCCGACTGCTACTTGATTGTCATAAAGGGCTTCCAGCCCCTCACCCAGCGAAGCAGAGAAAGCACCTAAACCGCCATTCGTTCCGAACATAAAGGTCGGAGTCGTTGTGTCATAGGGATATGAAGTCCCGATAGCGCCTGCAGATGCTTCGATACGCCACCTGCCACCGCCTGTTCCTGTCGTACTGCTGTTTAAATACGCTGTTCTTGTCAGCTTTGCGCCATCATATACAAACCTTAATATTACTGTTAGCGTCACCGCTACAAGATGACTACTGCTGGGATTTGTTATCAAGTAAGCGCTTATCGTTGCTCTGTATTCTTGAGTCGATGGTGTTCCTGCTGTTATGGTGAACGGAGTGACATTGAATGCCACATTGCTTTTTTGAGATGTGTAGTTTGAAAAGCTGATATTCGTTATGTGGTCGATATAGCCTGCCGAATGTGAGCCTACAATCTGTAGCATTATTGCTCCCGAAGCATTCTTCACCGTGATTATGCTACCTGCAGGCGTATCCGAAATATCCAGTTCTTGGTCAGCTATAACCATCTCCGACTGCAATGTACCGATAGTCGGAGCGTCCACTCCCGACAGCTTCTTCGTACCGTATACCGTTCTCTCTGCACCATTCGTCAAGACATTAAGGTATTCAGTTCCGTCTTTATTGACCTGCGATAATTCTTCGTCCGTAATAATCACTCTGTTCTCACCGTCCTGTCCTATCTGTGTTCCGTTAACTCCGAAACTGGCTAAATTCGTCAGCCCGTTCCTAACTTCAATTCCGTCCGAGCGTGCCAGTAAGTTCCCACCGCTATCCGCTGGATTTAATAAGACTGTTGCCTGTGGTTTTTCCGTGATATGTGCGCCTGCGCCTGCGCCTGTGTCTGTGCCAGTAAACCAAAAATATTGACCCAGCTCTGTCGCCATATTCATCGCTTCTGTGGCTTTTGAGTATGAGCGTGATATTTTCTCTGTTAACGCACCTGCGAAGCCTGTGGTCTTTTCCTCTACCGTTTCGCCTACCGCCTGCACCGTTACCGAGACACCGCCATCATAAGTGATAGCTATAGACATACAAGGCACTATATAGCTCTCTCCGTTCCGTATATAAAGCACCGCATCCCACGGCTCTAATATTGGAGTTCCGTGCGAGATTTCAAGGTCGCCTGCTCTGTAAGCGTAACCGCCAACGCCAGCCACCATCTTCTCAAATAATGCAGGTGTCATATATTCATTGGAATAGTGATATGCCCCTGTCCCATATACCATCGGGGAAACTGTGGTATCGTCTACCGTCATTGACGGGTAACACATTATTCCGTCCAGCACCGTCTGCTCTGCTTGTATAGTCGGCATCCTTATGAAGTCATCATCATATAACACCGCTAAACCTGCAGGGCTTGCCGATAACTCGCCAGTAATCACGATGTTCCCAGCCGAGCTTTCCGTCACTACCCACTTCGTACTCTCTATCACTATTTCCCCGACAGCCGTTTCATATGCCTTGTAATCGGGTACGGATACGCCCTTGCCGTTGACTATAAGGTTTCCGCTTTCATATGAATTGTAAGCGCACAGCACGACTCCGCCTGCGTTATCCTCTGTTACATAGCCACCGCATAAGCCTGCTATAATCCGCAGGACTTCAAGGTTACTCCAGCCCTCAAGCCCCACCACCGTTCCAGTCAAGTCAAGCTCTCCCCTTGTGGTGATGTTGATGCCTGTGGCTGTCGCAATGTTCTGCAATACCGTTGCAAGAGAAGCTTCGCTGGTGTTCATATAAGCATCATTGAATCTAACGCTTAACCGTCCATATCCTGTCACCTGCAGGAGCGTTCCTTGTAGCTGTGGCTTTATGACCGTGAAATATCCAATATCGATATATGAGAAAGACGGAGCTTCCAGCGTGCCTAAATTGATACCGATTTGCACCTTTAACTCGGTATTTTCAAAGACATCCACCGTTGCTCCGTCATAGTCGATTACCGCTTCGATATACGGACAGAATACCACACCAAGATTGAACTCCTGCGCTCCGCAAGACCCTTTGTACACCTTTAAGCTTCGCACGCTACCCGATACCTCTGTGCCATTGACAAGGAGCTTCGCATCGAATGTTCTGCTGTCCTGTGCAAGCGCTTCTGCTATTTCGTTTGATACTCTTATCATATCTCTTCCTTTACTGCTGGATGAATTCCAGTTTAGCGGACTGATAATACCACTCACCGCCATAGCATCCACCCAGCTCACCGTCTACCGTTGAGCGATAAGCTGTAAAGTCTATCATCGTACTGCCATCCAGCAGGATTGTGACTGGCATAAATGGCGCTGTATTAACTGCCGAAATCAAGGTTTCGTAATCCGTCTTTTTGAGCCATTGGAACTCAAGGGAGACTGTTTTCTTCATAGCGACAATATCGCCCAGCATCTTTCCCGATTCGGCTGAACGCCCTGTGTTTGATGACCATATAAGCTCGTCATTCACCGAAATAGATGTCGCATTGCCTGCAGGTAAGCTTCTACCTGCTACCGTAATCGTCATTCCCATATCACACCTCTATCGCCAGTACGCCTGTCGCCCTTGTATTCTTGTTAATCTGCTTCACTATCACATCTGTTATCTGTCTGCCGTCAATATACGCATTTGTGTCGATGCTCTGTATCGCCTGCAGTATGCTTGCAAGCATTCCCATCACTTCCGAATTGTCCCTGCTACCTGCTACGGCTTTATCCGCCATCTCCTGCAGTTTGCTTTCGGGAGCTACGATTTCTCCCTCACGGGTATTATCACCAATGACTGCAAGCTGTGGAGTATTTCTCGCTACGAAGCCACCTTGTGCAAGGTATGGGATGCTGACATTTTTGAATAACGGAATGGAGTGAATCTTTAAGTTTAACGGATAAATGACATTGTTGTTAAACCATCTCTTCAAGTCTGCTATACTGCCCGAAATAGACAGAATAACGCTTACATACTTATCCTTGAAGTTAGACATCAAGCTCTGCCAAGTCGATTTCAGCCCAGCCCAAGTCGAGCCGACTCGTGCGTACATATTGGCGGTCTTGTCTTGAATCTTGCTGGTGATGGCTGTCCACTTGGAGCTTATATTGCCCCATACCGTGGCGATGACTGCGTGCATCTGCGCTGTTTTGTCCTTGACATTGCTTACCAGCGCATTCCACTTTCCGCTTATGTCCTGCCACCTTGTCACGACCTGCGCCTTTAAGTCTGCGGTCTTGCCCTTTATGCCAGCGATAGCATCCTTGAACGAATTGACTATGCCTATAGCTTTCGCTACTTTGGACATAAGTCTCGTCTTAAGGTTATCGCCTATCGTTGATAAGGCATCCTCAACTGCAGGCGCATATTTTTGAACGAATGGCGCTACATACTTATCTATCAGCTCGCCAGCTTTTTCCCTCACCAGCCTTAAGGCTAACGCCATAAGCTGGAACTTAACGGAAAGCCAGTCTATATATCCGATAAGCACATCCCCTATGAGCTTGCATACTGGCGCAAGTATTTTCTCCCACAAAAACTTCGCTATCGGCTTCAATGTCAGCAGGATTTCTTTTAAGAATTCAAAGCCCGAAGCTAAAGCGTTCACCACAGAAGGAGCAAGCTTGTTCATCGTCCATTTGCCCAACGGCTTCAAGATTTTCTCCCACACATACTTCAAGGCATCCTTACCTATATCGGCTATATCCGAAAGCGCCTTTTTCAGCCTGTCTAATGCCTTTACAAGATTGTCGGGGAGCTTAATCTGTGCCAGCGCATTCCCTGTCTGCTTCACATCTCCTGCGCCTGTGGTTACGCCAGCACCACCGCCACCGCCTACCCCTCCGC